CTCTTTTTCAAGTTTTGCCACATACTTCCTAATCTGACTGCAAGAAGTATTAATGCGCACGATATCTTGCTCAAGAGACTTGAGTTCTTTTTGTGTTGTTTTGATGGTATTGATTCGCTGTAGAACGGCATTACTTTCTTCCTTCAGTTTGTTTAGACCTTCATTTAGTTCTGTAATTTTACTGTTACATGTATGCACTTTTTCTTCTTTGTTATTGATAGCCTGATCGCAGGTTGGACAAGTCGAATTTACAGAATAGAACTCGATGTCTTTCTCGAGTTTCTGGATATTCCCTTCGATCTTGGCTTCAAGATTGTTTAGTTTGCTAAAACGTTTATTTGTAAACTCTTCATCTTGAATTTCTAAGAGAAGATTGTCAATCTTAGTATTGACTTCTTCGTCTTCGTTAATTAGTTGCAATAAATTATTAGAATTATCTACTACTTCTTGTTTCTTTGCGCTTACAATCTCTTTAGTATTTTTCTTGAGTTCATCTAAATGTTTTTTATGCAGTTCAATCTTTTCTTTTGTGCTATCAATCTGAATCTTTAACTTGGCTGCATCTTCTTTAATCGCAGTCATCTTACTCTTTACGATTGCATTCATAGAACTAAAGATCTGAATATCTAACAGATCTTCAATGACTGCTCGGCGATCGCCAGCAGACAACTGCATAAACGGAGTAAAGTTTGTAGACCCCAGAATAACAATCTGCGTGAATGACTTGTAGTTCATCTTCAGAATCAACTTCTCGAGTTGGTCCTGATAGTCTTTGCTCTTGGCGTCTTGATTGACTAGATCTCCGTCGCAATAAATCTCAAACACATTAGGTTTGATACCGCGAATGATCTTGTAGTTCTTTGACGAGATATTAAATTCAATCTCAACCACGCAATCTTTTTCGTTGATTGAGTTGACTAATTGTGGTTTGTTAACGCTACGAAATGGTTTACCGAACAACGCAAACGTAATTGCATCCAAGAATGTGGATTTACCAGCACCATTTTCACCAATGATGAGTGTCGTTGCGTTTGTATTGAGGGAAATCTCAGTAAAGAAATTTCCTGTTGATAGGAAATTCTTGTACCGAACTTTTTTAAATAAAATCATGAGTTCTCAGCCGTCATCGCCTCAAAATAGACATCACGAAGTATGCCCTTTATTTTACTTGAATCTACAGGCAATGTCAATCCGTCGACGTACTTGTCCAATATAGAAATTGTATCTTCTGCTTCATCAATCTTTATGTCATCAGGAGCAAGGATTGTATCAGAAAAATCCTCAACAACTGATACATCCATTGGATTTGCTTTTGTTAAACAATCAATCAGTGTATCAAAGATAAAAGAGTTGTTTCGTTTCTCAACTACAATCTTAACTTGTTTGCCTGTGTATTGCGAATAATCTGCTTCGGCAACTTCGTTATACTGCATGTCATCATCATTATACTTAATCTTATGAAACATGCGATATGGGTTAGCAATAAACTCTAGTTCTCTTGTAGTTGTATCGAAGATATGAAATCCTCTTGTATCATTATAATCTGCCCAAGTCATCTCGCCAGGAGTGCCAACATAAGTCACATTACCCTGAGAACTCTTGTGATGAAAATGACCTGAAAGAACAACCTCGTAACGACGCAAGATACTTGGATCCATACCTTCATGGCAGAAGTTGCCACGATCCATTTCGAAACCAGCAAGTTCAAAGTGCCCAAAGCAGACAGAGTTATTGCTATGGTGAATGTAATCGCTAATTTGTTTTTCGTTATCTTTACAAATCCAAGGAATGACATCGATGCCCTGCCATGATGCAGGTTCATTATAAATGAACACGTTGTTCATATATTCTTGAAGAAGCAATTCAGGAGAATTGACCTCAAGAGTGTTACGATAGGTGATATCGTGATTGCCTAGAAGAACATGCAGTTCTAGATTATACCGAGATATTTCATCAAAGAAATACTTACGGCACAAAGCAAGAGACTGAAAAGAAATATACTTCCGACGATCAAATAAGTCACCCAACTGAAAGATGGTGGTAATTCCATTGTTTAACAGATATGGGAAAAATACTTCCTTGTAAAACTTACTATATAGCGCATGAAAAGCAAGAGAGTCGCCTCTCATGCCGAAATGTGTATCACCCAGGATTGCTATCTTCATCTACAAATTTCTCCAAACCAGCTTTCTTGGCTTTCTTTTGTTTGCGCGCATTCTCATAGTTTACAATAAACTCTGAGATATTTTCGTACAATTCAAACTGCCTAAACGTACCATCCTCATTCTCGTTGAGTTCATACTCATCAAGAATACCAGCATTCTCTGTAGATTTGTATTTGACGTATAGTTGTTTCTTTTCTTTCTGAATGCGACGTAAGAATGCATAATATACTATTTGTGTGAAATAAGCAAACGGATTGCTAGATTTTGCTGGATCAAAATTGTCAACGTACATGACGCAGTTTTCAATTGCATCGGCGACCATTTCGTCTCGAAAAGTATATGAAAGAAAGTTTGGTTTGTGTGAAAGATTTTCCGCGATCTTCATAAAACACTCAGCCACATATCTTGGGATTTGTGGCTTTGGTTCGCCGAGTCTCTTTGCTTTTCGTATCGCCGTACGATACTTGGTCATCTCACGAAGAAAATCTTTGTTATTGATATAATGATTTTTTGCCATAAATTAGTGTACTGGTTTGTCCTTTTTGCTTGCTAATGCTTCAAGTATTGATACAACTTTTTGTGCTGTATCAGATACATCCTCTTTAGATTTTACCAAAGCAGATTTGCCTCTAGTTTGTACATCGTAGAAGAAATCTGCAATGTGTTCATACTGCTCAACGAAGTCTGCTTTGACAGGTGTAGTGAATGATATTTCCTCGCCAGGGATTTCTATTTCTTGTAAATCTATAACAGCCTGAGGCAAATATTCTTGTAGAGAAAGAATTTGTCGATTCTCTTCAAGATATGTTTCAATATCAATTCTTAATGGCTTTTCGATTACAATGTAATTATCATAATGTGTAACATATCCAACTAAATCGTCAGCGCTCTTTAACCTGACAAATTTTAATTCTGTTTCTGGCATTAGTTTATCCTTACATTAGATGTTGTAAACACGAACTTTTCTTCGCTGTAAATCTTCACTCTTTCTTCATAATGTTTGAGCGTAAAGTTTGTGTAGGGACCATACCTCAAATCGTCAGCAATATCATAAAGAACTGCAGTATCTTTATTGTCACCTAAACGTAGACCGCGACCGATAGACTGTAGACTGCGTATTCTACTCTTTGTCGGAGAGGCGAATATAATATTATGTAGGTTGCGGATGTTCACGCCTGTGGAGAACGTTCCGTAACTCGCTACAATGATCGCATCGTTTTCTTTTTCAGTAATATGCCTTACAGCCTCGCGATCTTCTGCTTCTACGCCACCATGAATAAAAAAGATCTTTCGTTTCTTGTCTTTATTCGTTAGTGATTCAAATAGTATTTTACCGTGTTTCTCGACATAAGTAAATAAAATTAAACTATTGCCTTTTAGATTTAATGCCAAGTCTACGATAAACTGATTTCTTCCTTCGTGCTGCGTCAGAAAGTTCATCTCGTCAGGATAAGTAAATCCTTTGACTGCTTTACAAACTGCTTCTGGATATTTTAGAACAATACACTTGATCTTAAAGTCGGCGAGTTGTTTGCGGTCAATGAGTTCTTTTGTTGTGATGACTTTAAAGACTGGACCGAACAATCCCTCAAGAACAAGTTTGTTAACCTTGCTATCATCAAGTGTACCTGTGGTGCCAACACGCACATCACAGTTGATAAGTTTAGTCATGATTGCTGTCAATGACTTGGCTTTAAATGTATGCGCTTCGTCACCGATGATAAAATCAAACTGCGCAAAGTATTTCTTAGGCATCTCATAGATAGACTGCCATGTAGAAATAATCAAATCTGTTTCTGGAATCTTACTTTCGCCACCATAAATTTTTTGGCAGTGTTTACTTACATCCCAACCATTCTTAGATGAATAGTTTTCAAAGTCACTATACATCTGAGTGACTAGATTAATCGTTGGGACAATTAACAATCCGCGCTTCTTACCTGTGTTCAACAGGTGGCGAATCATCATGTAGATTATAAGCGACTTGCCACTCGCGGTCGGTGATACGAGTACAGTTCTTTTTTTTGTAAGTCCGACGCTAGACGCAAGATACTGATAATCTCTTGGCTCCATCGAAAGCGAGAGAGCAGTTGCAAGGTTCTTCGTGTCGATCGGAAAGACTTCCTTTTCTTCGTCGAATTCATATGAATAATTCCTCTGCTTACAGAACTCTCGAATATAGCGTTCGAGACCTGCATAAATTTGTTTGGTACGGAGATTCAACAGCCTGATTTTGCCGTCCCAATATTTATTGCGGAATGCTGGTGAAAATTGATATCCTGGAGTCGAGAATGTAAAAAATTCTGACATCTCTTGAAGAATACCATCTTCTGCGTTTACTTGCACATAGATGTTATTAAGTTTTTCAACCTTTACATCACACATCAACGAGCACCCTGAATGAACTTCTCCCAGTCCATATATGCGCGCAACTGATAAGTCCTAGCATTTAGTTCTTTCATAACGTTTTCACAAAACTTGGCTGTTTCTTCGTGATAAGATTGCTTGCGCTTGAGTTTGTTTAGATCATCATCTGCGTCAATATATACAGCGATATCTGACTTCAGAGTAAACCGAAACGGTTCCCAACCCAACGAATCAAGTTGTTCTTGGTCCATTTTGCCAGTGTAGTATTCCCACTTGAGTTTTTTGATTCGATTGAACTCAAGAGCACATTTGCGTGCTGACAGATTGTGCAATGACAAGTATTTGTTATACTTGTTGTGTAGCAACGGAATACGAATGATCTCTTTGCCTGGCTCGGTTGAATCAACTTCACTGTCTCTTTCCCATTGTTTGATAATTTCATCTAATGGAGGAGTTTCCATAAACAATCTCGCATAAAAAAGATAGTTTATTATATAAAAATGCTAGATAAAAAGCAACTATATGCAATAGTTTGACTGGTTGGCTGTAAGAGATATAATAGACTATGTCGAAGATGAATGGGTTACTCAAATTCTCTCATAGTTAAAGTATGAGAATCTAAAAGTTGCATCAGCGGTTATGATATTCTCAGCGCTGTCTCCTGAAGCAAACGACAACGAGCCAACAGTTGTAGGGAACAGGTCGACCAATTTTACGCGGAAATTTGGATTGTTTTTGTTTGTATAAATTGTCAGGGTTGCATCTGAGTACACTGCTGGGCGTGTT